AGCTGAGTCTGACCATCGTGACCCGAAGACGTGGCTTGATGCCAATCCTGGCTTCGATGACATTGTTGCCGCTTCGGATTTCGAGTCGGTTATCAACCGCACACCTGAGTCTGAGTTCCGAACGAAGCGCTGCAACCAGTGGATGTCGACTTCAGACACTTGGTTGCCGGCTGGCGCTTGGGATGGCATTGCCGATTCTCGCGAGATCGAGGATGGCACTGCCGTTGTGCTTGCCTTTGACGGTTCGTTCAATGGTGACTGCACTGCCATTGTTGGTGTGACCATCGAGGAAGTTCCTCACGCTTTCGTAGTTGAGGCGTGGGAGAAGCCTGACAATGAGGCTGCAGACTGGCAAGTTCCAGTGGCAGATGTCGAGCAGTCGATTCGTAACGCTTGCCTGAAGTGGCAGGTTGAAGAGATTGCTTGCGACCCTTATCGTTGGGCGCGAACTTTCCAAGTGCTTGAGGATGAGAATCTTCCAGTGACATTGTTCCCTCAGTCGGCTTCGCGCATGACTCCTGCCACGACTCGGTTCTATGAAGCCGTAATGAACAAGTCGATGACTCATGATGGCGACCCGATGTTCGCTCGTCATGTTGGCAACGCAACGCTTCGGGTCGACTCTCGTGGTTCTCGCCTATCGAAAGAAAGCCGACATTCGGCTCGACGTATCGACTTGGCGGTTGCCGCTGTCATGGGCCTCGAACGTGCTGCCTGGTGGAACGGGCAGGGTGGCGGTTTGCCAATGATCTTTGACCTTGATGACCTAGACGAAATGGGTGACTTTGATGAATCGTGACCACATCACCACAGCAGTTGAAATTGCTGGCGCTGGCTCAGTGTGTGCAGGAATCAGCCTTCACTTCGGTGTCGATTTCGGTCTTATTGTCGGCGGCATCTTTGCCCTTGTCTTCTCTTATTTAGCAGGTAACGAATGAGCATTCTTCGCCGGTCTTCGGTAGTTGGCCGTTACCCACAGTTCAACAACTATGTTGCTCCGCTGTCTCAGCTGTACGGTCAGACTCAAGTTACTTCGAGCGCTGGCGAACGTGTTGATGAGTGGACTGCGCTTGGTGTTTCGAGCGTCATGTCGGCTGTGACGTTGTTGTGTGACTCGGTGGCTTCGCTTCCGCTTCGCTGTTACCAAGTCATTGACGGTCAGCGCAAGAATGTTCCGTTGCCTTCCTCGCTGGCTCAGCCTGACATCGTTTCGGGCACAAACACTTTCGAGTTCATCCATCAGGTGATGGCTTCGCTTGTGCTTCATGGCAACGCTTACATTCACAAAGATGTTGACCGTCGTGGCAACTTGATTGGTCTAGTGCCGTTGCATCCATACCAGATGCAGGTGTTGCCGACCGGTGACCAGATTGGTCGCGTGTATTTGCACCTCGGTAATGAGATGCCAAGCGACAGCCTGATGCACATTCGTTGGTTCACGCCACCGCAGTCGCTGGTTGGTGTGTCACCTTTGATTCAATCCCGAACCCTTGTGGGCTTGTCGCTCGCAATGGATCGTCACCTGTCACAGTTCTACGGCGAAGGCGCTACACCTTCTGGCGTTCTGAGCACTGACCAGAAGTTGACGCTTGACCAAGCTCGCACGATTCAGGGAACATGGGAAGCAACTCACCGTCGCCGTCGCCGTCCAGCGGTCTTGTCTGATGGCTTGAAGTTCACGCCTATCACGACCAGCGCAGCTGACATGGAAATGATTGCCACTCGCGAGCAGTTGATTCGTGACATCGCTCGGGTTTACCGAATCCCCGGTCACCTTATGGGTGTTACTGGCGACAACCAGACTTACCAAAATGTGGAACAGGCGAACCTGAACTTCCTGACGCATACGCTTACCCCTTGGGTTCGCCGTCTAGAAACTGCTCTTTCTGAACTCCTGCCAGTCGGTCAGGATGTTGTGTTCGACTTTGCTTCACTACTTCGCACCGACTCTTTGACTCAGGCGAAGGTCGCAAGCCTTTACGTCGACAAGGGCATTTCGACTCCGAATGAGGCTCGCCAGATTATCGGTCGCGAACCTTACGTTGGCGGCGACCAGTTTAATCAGGCTCTTGCTGGAACTGTCACTGCTGGCGGTGACTTGCAGTCTTTGGGTGAGGATGCTGATCCGAGCGCACCTGTCATGGGAGTGCTTGACTAATGGCTGAAACATTCCGACCACCGCAGGGAGTTCGTGACGAGGCTTCTCGCGCTTTGGCATGGATTGCGGACGGCAAGGCTGGCTCAGGTTTCACTGATGTCGGCCGTAAGCGTGCAAGCGACTTGGCAGCTGGAAGACGTATGTCGCTCGAAACTGTGCTGCGTATGTATTCATTCTTCGCACGTCACGAGGTTGACAAGAAGGGTCAGGGTTTCAACCCTGGCGATGACGGCTATCCGAGCGCTGGTCGAGTTGCTTGGGCTGCTTGGGGTGGCGATGCAGGATTCACCTGGTCGTCAAAAATTAGAGAACAACAATCTGCCCGAGTGGCCACGTTGGAAGGCGAAAGCATGGAATCTAGAGACATGGTGGAAACTGAAATAGTTTCTAACTTGCCCGAAGAGTTGTCTGAACTTCTTGGAACTGCAGTTCAGTTCTACTTCCGCGCACATGGTGCACACTGGAACGTGAAGGGCGCTGACTTCAGCGAGTATCACAAACTGTTCCAGAAGATTTATGAGACCGCCTACGAACTGATTGACCCAATCGCGGAGAACCTTCGCAAGATTGGCGAGGTCGCTCCGTTCCGTCTGGCTGAGTTCATGACGCTCGGCTACTTGCAGGACGCGACTCCTGGTCAAGACCCGATGAGTTTGGCTCGCGACTTGCTGACTGCGAATGACATCTTCCTCGATCAACTCTCTGATGTGTTTGATTGCGCCACAAATTACGGTCAGCAGGGAATCGCTAACTTCATCGCTGGCGCTATTGATGACCAGCAGTTCTACAAGTGGCAACTGACCGCTTCGCTTGGCGAAGAAGTCACTCAGCCTTCACCTGACCCAGTCGATGCTCAAGGAAACGACCTTGATGACATGGCTGAAGAATCCATGCCAATGATGGATGAGACCTATCCGATGATGGGCCGAGCTGCTGATGCTCAACTTGGTGTCGGAACTTTCGTCTCATGGAACTCTTCAGGTGGTCGTTCACGCGGAAAGATTGAGAAGGTCGCCACTAAGGGCGCTCTCGATTCCAGCGACGGCTTCTCACTTGAGGCAACTCCAGACAGTCCCGTGTTCTTGATTCGTATCTACTCCGAGAATGGCAACGGATACGCACCATCTGACAAGACTGTCGTTCATCGTTCAGATGTTCTGACTGTCATCAAGGCTCTACCTGCACCACGTTCTGCTGAACCCTTGGAGGATTTAATGATTGAAGAACGCAAGTCTGCTATCGCTTCAGCTGAGCGCATTACCTTTGAGGCTGAAGTTCGCGCCATCGCTACGGATGACGGGTCACTTCGAATTGGTGGCTACGCTGCACAGTTCAACAAAGAGGCGACCGGTCTGAACTTCCGAGAGATGATTGCGCCAGGCGCTTTCACTCGATCGTTGAAGTCTGGCGACCCAGTGTTTTTACTTGTCAACCATGACACTGACCAGTTGCCTCTTGCATCGACGCAGGGTGGCACGTTGACTCTGTCTGAGGATGAGGTCGGTCTTCGCATGGAGGCAACGCTTGACCCGTCGAATCCTCGCGCTGCCGAGTTGGCTTCGGCTCTTACTCGTGGCGACGTTGACAAGATGTCTTTCGCTTTCACAGTTGCGCCTGAAGGTGACACTCGTGAAGGTGGCCTTCGCACACTGACTGACTTAAACCTGTTTGAGGTTTCGGTTGTGACGTGGCCAGCCTATGACGCGTCGTCTGTCGGTATGCGTTCGGAAGATGCAGCCGATGATGACCTCGAACTTCGCAAGCGCAAACTGGCGCTACAGTTCGAACTTGATTCTCTCTAGGGACGACTCTAGAGATGTCCCCGGCGCTTCTGCCCCGGCGACTCACAAACCCACCTAACCTACTTTAAGGAGTAGCCATGTCCATGTTGGACTCTTTGCGCGAATCACGCGCTACCGCCGCAGCCGATGCTGCAGCACTCCTTGCTGGTGAAGTGACTACTGAGGCACTCGATGCAGCAGAAGCACGTCATGCAGAGATCAAGGATCTCGACAGCAAGATTGAAACAGCAGAAGCACTAGAGGCTCGCACTGCTGAACTCAAGGAAGTTCGTGCTGCTGCGAATGTTCCAACCTTCGGCTCTGCCGTAGTTACTCGCGAAGCGATGACCTACGACAAGGGCAACGACAACTCTTTCGTTCGCGACATGATTGGCGCACAGACTCGCAATGATGCTGACTCTTGGTCACGTCTTGCACGTCACAATCAGGAAATGGCTGTCGAACTTCGCGACATCAGCCGCACCGATGGTGCTGGTGGAGATTTCGCAATTCCACTGTACCTAGTAAATGAGTTTGCAGAGTTCGCTCGTGCTGCTCGTGTTACTGCAAACCTTGCAACTAACATGGCGCTTCCTGCCGGGACGGATAGTATAAACATTCCGGCTATAACGACGGGTACTCGTACTGGTTTTCAAGCAGCGGACAACTCGTCAACCTACGCACCAACGTCACCTCGTGACATGGTCACCTCAACGGTCACTGGTCGTGTTGAAACTATCTCTGGTTTCCAGAATGTTTCAATCCAGCTCGTAGAGCAGTCACCTCTGGCCGGCGGCCTCGATCGCTTGGTATTCGGAGACCTCATGGCCGATTATGCATTGCAGTTGAACACTGCTGTTGCAGGTAACGGCGCAGGAACTGCTGGCTCACTGAAGGGCTTCGTCACACTTGGAACGGATACCACAAACGGCATCCCAACCACCTGGACTGAAACCACTCCTTCAGCAACTGGCGGTCTTACTGCTATCACGAAGG